TTAACTCTTTATACTGACCAAACCTACCAATCTCAATAGTTCTTTCTTCAGTGAGTGATACTCTCCAAAAGACATCCTCAGTCTGTTTACATACATCTGTAAGAGCTTGTAGCTTATCCTGGTTAGAGAATAGGTAAGTGATAACAATATCATCTGTACCTTCTTCAGTGAACTTATAAGTCCAATTCTCATCATTGAACATACCACTAAGCTTAGATAACTCAACATAGTTTACTGAGATACCATCATCTTTAGTAGTATTGTCACCCTTATCTACATCCTTATCCTCTTTAGGCTTTTCAGTAGTTACTTCAGTCTTACCTTTATTATAACCATCTTTAGTAGTTACTGTAGTAGTAACAGTACCATCAGGTCTAGTAGTTACTGTAGTTTGAGTATAAGCTCCTTTACCAGTAACTACCTTAGTGATGTGACTAACTACTTCCCTGGTAGTACCATCTGACATCTCATAAGTAGTTGTCTTAGTCTTACTACCATCCTCATTGTAGACTGTGTTGATGGTCTTGTTACCAGTCTTAGTAACCTTCTTCTCTTCAGGCTCTCCATCTTTCTTATCTTCTTCTCTTGGTTTTTGGTTAGAGATAATTTCTCCACCTTCACCCATTGAAGCAGGTCTAATATACTCATCATAAGTATATATTTCACCTAGTGTAAGTTCTTTAATGGCATAGTTTGTAGGTACTCTTCTGTGTTGAAGTTCAGTAGCTACATGGACTGCCTGAATAGTAGTAACACCAGTAACATGGTCTGAATCAATTCTTTCAGTAATACCATGAAAGATATGACCATTATCAAAGGTTAGAACAAACTCAAATTGTGCATCTGGAATAGGACTATCCATTAACACTTCAGTAGGAAGTTGGAAACTAATACTAGGTGTATCCATAATCTTATGACTTACACTAATATTGTTTCCCAGGAATACATCATTAGTAATGTAGTGTCTAGTGTCCTTAGTTGGTTTCCAATAAAGAGTCAGGGACATTACCGAATACCTCCACAGCTCTAGCCATTACAGCTTCTTCAGACATATCATCTTTCTTAGATTCTACATTAGACATGATTTCATTCATTTCTTCCTGAGAACGGATAGAGTCAGCAAAGCAAGCACTGCATGGTTGAGGATAGAATCCTAAGAATCCTGCTACAACTACATTGAATAGCTCTACTGCAGAGTGATAGATTTCTTCTACCTCTGCATTATTCATGTCTACTTGCCAAGCTTCAAAAGCTGTAATCATTTGAACTGAAGCATGTTTGAGTGAACACCACAAGTCAGGGTTAGCATCCTCAGTAGAAAGGCTCTGTAAGGCTCTCATAACGCTTCTACGCTGTTCTGTAGTTCTCTCTAGTGTTTCCTTCGCAAACTGAAGTTTCTTTGTTAGAGAGCCTCTCACAGCTTCATCTGATGTTCCTTTAACATAGAGCAATGAATAATACTTCTCTACTGTAATTCTGAAGTGGTATTCAATAGCTACAGTGTTGATTAAGTTGGTAAGTAGTTCTTCTGTAAGTCCTACTGATGATTGTTTGTTCATTAGATAGTCAACCTTTCATAGTCAATAAATACACAGAATGATTCTGAGGTAACACCATCAACTGAGATGATATTATATCCTCTCTTGATATGCCACCATACATTGTCACACAGTGTCAGATTCTCGTTACTTACAACTTCAGCTTCACCACATAAAGCATCTGTAGGACAGCTAAATGACTGAACTAAACCAGTGCTTGAAATTGATAGATAGCCTTGGTCATAAGTACCTTTAAGCTTAACCATAGTATCATTAATCATGATTCTAGGGTCTTTAAATTTACCTTGTAGAGTAATTGTTACATCTCTAGACTCAACTACAGTGTCTGAATAGAACTTAGTAGACCAAGCACCATCCACACAAGCATCACAGTGAGATTCACCCCAAAGTCTTTCATCACCAAACCTTTCTCTACCAAGTTCACAGTTATGAATAATACGGTAGTCACTATTACATTTCTGATAGAAACTTAACCATACATCACCTTGGACTTCACATAGAGAAATAGCTTTAGATAACTCACAGCAATCTTTAGCACAGTCTTCACAAGTACCATTTAAGGTTCTGGAAGTCTGACAGAAAGCTTGGCATGTAGAGTTTTGGAAACAACTAGCTATCATGTTAACAAAATTACAATCTGCATAAGGAAGAAGGAAAGTAGTATATCCATCTGCTTTATGCCATACTGCATCAGTGTTAGTAAATGATACCTGGAAGCTTAAGTATCCATTGTCTCTAAAAGTCCACTCATAGGTAGGAGTATAAGAGTCAAGGATGGCATTACACCATATAAGCTGACCACCAGTATCAATAGCCCACAGCTTACCTACTGTCAATAAGTTATCCTTAATGAAGTCTTGGTGAGCTTGGATATTAATCATATCCCAATCTGTAGTTCTAATTGATAAGTCTAGAGTAATCTTATCATCTTTAAGGAGAACTTGGTCTCCTGTAATCTTCCAATAACTACCATTCCTAAACATGTACTCTGTAGTTTCATACTTAGTAGTTATTGATTCTGAAGGACTAGAGTTAATAGCTTCAGTTCCACTAAACACTAGGTCATTGTATTGAATGAACCTTCTAGGTCTAGCTACAAAGTCTGAAGTTGACCTAGCACCTAAACATGTTGTCATGGTCTAACCACCCCTCTAATTTCATTCAATCCATTGATGAATGAAGCTTTATTATCTACGTTTTGAGTAATGTTGTTAGTAGTGTTATTAACTACAGAGTGGCCTGTGTGTCCTGCTAGAGCTTTGAGAGCTTGTGTAAGATTCAACTGATTTAAGTTGTCAAGGAATTGCTTACCTAGCATTGACGATACTGAACGTTTAAGAACATATTCACCTGCAGTTAGCATAGCAGGTATAGTATCAGTACCCAGTGGTTTAAATAGTCTACCACCTACTGTACCACCTGTAGAGTGATACTCAATCAATCCTCCATGCTCAGCATGTTTTGTCTTCTTAACTGTAGTTTCATTAACAGTAATATCAACTGTCTTACCTCTAAGAGAATCAATAGCAGATTGAATTTGTTGAATTTTATTAAGTACAGAACTTACATCAAATCCATTAGCAATCTTACTAGAGATAGAAGCACCTAAAGCTTCCCAGCCAAGGTTCTCAATTTGATTCTTTTGCTCATTCATCTTATCAACAATTCTACTTCCAAGTCCTGATACAAAACCATTAGAGAAGTTACTTCCTGATTGTTGACCAAGTGATGAAGCCATTGAAGCAAACTGAGCTAGAGCAGTTTGAATCTGATTGATAGTATTCAAGATGTTGGTTAAGTTACCAACAATAGCATCATTATCATTGATACCTGAAAGACTCTCAATAGCTGTCTTAATAGCATTAATACTATTGTTGAAGTTATCAGCATTTACTTCAGGGAATTGATTAATAGCGTTAGCAATAATCAAGATATTATTTACTGCTTGTACTGCAGACATAATATTAGATGATAGCTTCTGAATGTTTTGCAAGCTTGTAGTTAAGCCTGAATCATCTGAAGATGCAAGAGACTGAAGTACAGATTTAATCTTAGCAACTCTTGTTTCAATACCTGAACCTTCTACATTGATTAGGTCTGGAATTGTCATGAGTGTTTCTGCCATTGTCTTAAAGCTATTAACTACAGAGGTCACTTGACCTACAGCTTCTGATACTTTAGCAAGTTTACCAATATCTTGGATAAAGCTTCCTGTATCACTGTCAGTCAATGACTTAAGAACTGATTGAATCTTAGCTACACGGGTCTCAATACCACTACCTTCAATGTTAATCAAATCAGGAATCTGTGACAGAGAATCAGCAATAGTCTTAAGTGAATTAATCATATTACTTGCTTCTTCTGCTAGTTTACCATAATCTGATTTACCTTTAAAGGCATCAAACATAGACATTAAACTTCCACCGTTTTCACCTGCCTGAGTAATTGATTGAAGTGCTTGTCTTAACTGTTCAATCTTAGCAGGAATACCACTAAGGTCTTCTATTGAGTTAATTTCATTAAGTGATGAAGCAATGCTACTAAGCTTACTTGTAAACTCAGTTACACTCTTGATGTTGGATGTTACATCCTTATTGAAAGGTGTATCTTTACCAAAGATGTCAAGTGTAGCTAGTTCACTAATCTTAGACAAAGCATTTTTAACTGACTCAATCTTAGATGAAATATCAAGACCATCAGGAATGTTATTAAGACTATCAGTAATATTCTTAATCTTATCTGTAAGTTTCTTGAAGTTCTCATAACCTTTTAGTACATCATCTTTAATGTCAGGAGGTGTATCAACTTTAAATTCACTTACTGTTTGTAGTGTCTTCTTAAGGTTCTCTAGCTTAGTTTCTATAGCTTCAAGACCTGCATCATCTAACTTAAGGTCACTAATCTTCTTAACAAAGTCAATTAGTTTAGTGAATGACTTAAATTTAGCATCTAGTGAAGCACCATCAAGTTTAGAAGTAAGAGCTTCTAGTCCTTTACTGATGAAGTTAATTGAGTCAAGCCAAGAATCATTACCTAGCTTCTTAAGGCTATTCATGACATTAGTTAGGTTACTAATCTTTTCATCAATAGCAGATGTGTCAGAAGGTACTTCTACCTCATTAATATCTTTAATGAACTGTGTAAGCTTCTTAACTGTACTGATAAGATTACTTGTAGCTAAACTATCAAAGAATGTACCTAGAGCATTGATAGCATTTAGGATAGGGTAAGATACAGAAACAGTACCTAGAGAGAATGTAGAAAATGCTTGATTAAGTTGTTGGTGAATAAGACCAATCTTCCTAATCTGTAATACAAGTGAACTTACATCATCAGGTAGTTCTAAGTCCTGGATGTCTTTAACAAACTTAGATACCTTATTGAATATCTTGATATTGTTTCCTGTCTCAAAACCTTCAAAGAATGAAGAAAGAGTATTAAGTCCATGAATGAATGGGTTAGATATACCACCACTATCACCAAACTGAATATCAGCAAAAGCACTATTAAGTGTCTTTTGGATATTAGCAATATTCTTAAGTTTAGTCTTAAGAGCAGATAAGTCTTCAGGCATGTTAAGCTGACTTAGTGTAGCAATCAGGTTAGCTACTTTACTAATATTATCTGTTAGAGAGTTTACTTCTAAACCTTTAACAATATTACCAAAGGTATTACCTAGAGACTTAAGTGCATCTACAGGATTCTTAATACCACCACCACTAACTGTACTAAGCTCACTAATAAGCTCAGTCATGTTCTTAAGTTTCTTGATGGTATCTTTGAATTTAGACTTATCAGGAATATTCTTAACACTACCTTGTAGTTTAGTAAGTTGATTTGCTAAAAGGATGATACTTTCAACTTGGATAGCTTGTGCTAGGTTACTAATAGTACCAAAGATAGATGGTAATAGAGCTAGAGTAGAGATATTACCACTAATAGCACTTGCTAAACTCATTTCAGTAACAAGAGCTGTAAAGTTAGTCATCTTCTTACCGAAAGTACCTGCATTAGGTAATTTAACTTTATTGATTCTAGCTACAGTCTTAGCTACAGACTCCATAGCTTTAGCAACTACTACCATAGTACCTGATATAGCAAGAATAGATAATAACCCTGCTCCTAAAGCTAGTTCACCTATACCTTCTGAAGCTACAATCATTCCACCAATAGCAGTAGCAATAAGACCAAAAATTGCAATAAGACCTGTCATTGCTAACACTGTACCATATACTTTACCAGTATCAAACTTAATCTTATTAAGCTGTTCCATAGACTTAGCCATAAGAAGCATACCAGTTACTACTCCTGCAATAGCAACAGCACCAGTAGCTAAGTCTTTACTAAGCTTAAACCTCTTAATGGCTTTACCCATAACTACAGCATACCCTGCCATAGCAGTCACCATAGTTACCATAGTACCTACTTTAACTGTAGCTTCAGTAAAGTCCATGTCAGTATTACTAATGTCTTTAAAGGCACTAGCAATAAGTTTAATAGAACCTGCAAAGGCTAACATCTTAGCTGAGTCTCCTAGTGACTTAGTAAGACCACCTAATAGGCTTGTAGAGCCATGAGAAGCACTTCCTGAGCCACTACTTCCTCCCCTACTGAAAGGGTTCTTAAAGTTCTTTAACAGCCCTAGAGTGCTTGATAATGCCCTTACAGAACGAGCCATCTTAGATACTACTAACCAACCTGCAGAAGCAGTAATAATACCACCAAGAATCTTACCAGTATTCTTACCATTGGCATTAATTTTAGCAAAGCCTTTAGCTAGTAATTCAATACCCTTACCTACAGGAGCTAGATAAGTAACAAAGTCTTTTAAGCCTTGTTTAAAGTCAAACTCCCCAAACATTTCTTTAAAGAGTGACATAGCTTTACCTACACCTTTACTTACAAAGTTTTGAATAACATCACCATTCTCTGATACTGTATTCATTAACTTAACAAGCCCATCAATAGCAGGTGTTAAGGCTCCTGGTTCAAATGGAGTACCTACAAGACCTACAGTAAGGGATTCTCTCATGTTCTCCCAAGCTGATTTAAGGGTCTTAGTGTTTGTTGTAGCCTTTAGCAAGGCAGGGTCTTGACCTACTTCATTCAATACCTTGATAAAGTCTCTACCTAGTACCTTACCTTCTTTCATGGCATCAGCTAGGTTATCAAAACCATATTCATCTTTAAACTTCTGAACAACCTTTTGTGTAGCTGTACCACCGATTGCATCCCTAATAGGGTTCCAGTCTCTTGCTAAGACTTTACCATCTAGAGACATCTGTTTAATCTGTGTAGATACACGTTTTAGGGCATTAGAAGGGCTACTAGCAAGGGCTGAGATATTTGCAAGGTTTTTAGTTAGGTTATCAAAACCTCCAAACTCCTTATCAAATCCTGCCCCTTTTAAAGCTCCTGCTAAGTTAGTAAGCTCAGCTACATTGTACTTAGTCTGAGCACCATATTTAGATAGGTTTTTAAGTGTTGAGTTGATTTCTTTGTCACTAAGAGGATTGTCTAGTGACCTCATGTTGTTTACAAATTCATTCTGAGCATCATAAAGCTCACCTGCATCTTTAGCAAAGCTCTTACCAATGTTTAAAGCACCTCTAGCTGATAGTGCTAGTACCTTTTTAGAAATACTATCTAAGGCATTAGAGATAGCTGTAAGACCTGATGTATCACCATGAATCTTAACAGTTCTATTCTTGTTTACCTTATCATCAATAGCATCTAAGTCTGATTTAGCTTTATTTAGATGTGATAAGTCAGCATTTACTTTAATGGTTTTACCTTTAAGACTATTTAAGTCTGATGATACTTTAGTAATGCTTCTAGTGTCTGCATCTACCTTAACACTTACTGTCTTATTCTTAAGACTGAGCAAGTCCTTCTGTACCTTGAGTACCTTATTACCGTTACTGTCAACATCAACCCTAACTCTTTTATTTTTTAGTTTGTTAACAGTATTAAATAAGGCAATAACATCCTTACTGTTTGTTACTGCCTTAACATTTATAGTAGTAGTACCTTTAGAATACTTATCTAACTTGCTCAGAAGGTCAGTAAGGCTCTTATCTACCTGTGAGGTAACTTGTACCCTTAATTGCCTTTGAGCCATACTCTACCTCTTTCTTAAGCTTCTACATAACGGTCATAGAATTTACCATTTCTACGAACAAAGGTAACTTCTAGTGACAAGTTGACTTCATCTGAGTTGTTGAACTCTTCTGAGTGTGAAGTGATGATACCATAGAATCTGAGGTATTCACGTTTACCATTAGTAGCTACACGTGGTACTGTGAACTCAGCTTCAAATGAATCAAGACGGTCTTCATTAGCTTCAAAGTGTTCAACTTCTTTTTCAGCATCATAAGTTACCAATACTTCACGGTTGATGTATTTCTTATTGACATACACTGTACCAAAGTCCTGAGCCTTAACATTTGAGATAGCTACAAACTCGTTAGGGTCTACAGGAGTTACAGATGGTACTTGAAGTGGTTCAAGATATACACCATTACAGTTTTCTCCAAGAGAGATAATTACTGAGTTACAAGTTGGGTACAAGTCAGCAAGTTCAATGTAACCATACTCAGTACCGTTAACAGTTTTACCTTTAACAGTAAACACTCTTGTAGTTGGAATACCAGCTACAATAGTTCCACCTTTAGACTCCAATGGATTCAACCAGAAGTCATTAAGTGAACGAGTAGCACCTGAAATACTTGTAGTGATTTCAGTAGATGAAGGGTCATATCCTGAACCGAAACATCTAGCATCTGAAGCACCAAGTGAGATGTCATGAGTGAATGATTCCAAACATGAGATAAGCACGTTATCAGACTTGTGAAGCTCATTCTTACAAGCAATAGTCTTGATAGATGAGATACCGAATGGTTCTTTAACAAGAGAATCATTCTTGTCTTTGTGCTTAATAGTGTACTCTACATGGATACCATCTTCTGAAGGAATCCATCCTGTACCTGTTTGAGATTTAATTGACAGTGGGTTAGCAAAGTCAAATTGTGCTACTTGGAACACATCTGTAGCTAGACCTGCTCCTGTAAGTTCTACAGCGTATGTGTAAGAGTTTTTACCTTCTACATCATGCAAGTCTGAAACTTTAGCTTCAACTGTAACTGTATCTGAACCAAGGAAAGTAACATACAAGTAATGGAATCCAAAACCTGCTTTAGTGTAATCACCACGGATGTCATAGGTAACTGTAGCTTCACCTTCAACTGGTTTCACATAAAGTGTACCTGTCATGTGACATGCTTTCTCATTACATCTAATCATGTCTTCAGGTGTAGTCAAGGCATCAAATGATTGAAACTCTCCCTTAGTAATTTCACGATAGTTCTTAGTTGAAAGCTCAGTGTAGTAGTTAATCTTTTCAGATACTCTAACACCAATGATTTCATTTTTGTTTTGCTTAGCATAACCATACATAGGATGGGTAAGCTTTGGCATACAACCTTGTGTCATTACTTATCTCCTTTCTTTTCTTTTTTGTCTTCTTTAGCTTCTGCTTTAGCTACAGAGTTGAGCTTAGCTTCTGCTACTACTTGTCTAATTCCTGCAAGTTGTCGTTGAGCGTACATAGTACCATTCTCACCTGCAAGCTTTTGTCTAGACTCATAAAATGCGTCTAGGTCTAGTGGTTGTTCTTTAATCATCCACATTCTCCTACAGTAATTTTAAATTGTTTTGAGATAGTGTTAATCTCATCATCTACTTGTTCAAATGTAACTGGATAGTCACTGATACTAACCACATTACAAATTTTGTCTTCAAAGTTAGGTAATTTTTGTAAGTCTTGGAATATGTCTCGGTAAACTACTTCATTCTCAATATAAGACCTAGAGAACATCATAGCTTTCAATCTTCTGTCTACTTTATCTTCTAGGTCTAAGTTACCTTCAGGTGTATTTTCTAAGATAAGCTCCTGGCCAGCAGAGATTGTAGTCCAATGGAATTTAAAAGTAATCAGATACTCACAATAACACTGTGAAGAGTAACCTACATTTGATACATCTACTGTTAATAGTGGAAGGTGAGCATTGAAATTTGACTTAAAGAACTGAGCTGTAGAGAAATGACGATTGAGTTCATGCATAAAATTCTCATAACGAATGGTTGTGTCTCTAGACATCTCATCTACAGGCTCTAGAATAAGGTCTAGGATGTCTACACCATATTCAATAAGCCATCTCTTAATGTTAGTGAAAATCTTCCTTTTCATCCTGAACCTACCTCATTAATTGCTTTATCCAAGAAAGGGTTGGCAGGAGTCTTGTAAGTACCATCATGATGATACCTTGCATAGTTCCTTCCTCTAGGATTTCTAGGGTCAGTTACAAGCAAGTCTTCATCAATGCCTACATAGAAGTCCTCTCCACTCTCTTCAATGGTTACAGAGTCTCTTAAAGCCCCTGTATCCACATGTATATTGTTTTCTACTGCTACTTTTAATTCCTGAACTACAGTGTGCATCTCTTCTTCAATCCAAGCATCTATCTCAGCATCACCTGTTCTTCTTCTCCTAACCACAACTATCTTCCTGTGTGACTTTCATCTGCAGTAAGAGCATCCCTAATTCTTAGTTTATACTCTTCTCTTGTTGTAAGTCTTTGACTACGGATGATTAGATAATAACAACCAGGCATGACCTCATTATGTGATACTGCTAGAATCTTCCACCAATAACCTAAGTCAGGTTCATAGATGTAGTCTCCTAAGACAATATCATAGTTTCTTTGTTGGGATTGTCTCCAAACCTCAATATAGAATAACTTATGTTGTAGCTCTTGTTCTGTCTCATAGGTATTCTTACTAAAGTTCCTATAAGCATTGTAGAACTGAACTACTTCTACACAAGTGAATTGGTTTGTTTGTTCCCAAACTGTAGAGTCAAGCTGTCTACCATTATCATCATATTGTGGGTTAGTAGTTCCATGTCTAAAGATATAGACATCTTTAGTCATTAGATAACCTCTTCAAATGCTTGTAGCTTGTTACCATTGACATAACTATACTTATTCAAGAGTGCCTTACCTAACTCATCAGGCACATCATACTCTCTACCAAGGTAGAAGTTAAACTCTCTATCATGATAGAAGTATCTGTAAGGCTCTAGGAGAGCCATTTCAGTCCTACCAATAGAAGATTGACCACAAGCACTGCAACCACCTCTTCTAGTTCTTCCTGTAGGGCTATTTACACCTCTATATCTAACTCTCATTACTTACTCTTTCCTACTGTAATTTGCTTTTCAGTCCTTAGATTATAGCTTCTGCCACAAAGAGAATATCTTCCTAGGCTATCTTTGTAAAAGTTATTTACTAACTGAGAGAAGAAGTATTCTTGTGAATCCTTATTAATCTCCCAAACATACTTAATAGTATCTACATCCTTTTGTACCAAAGAAGCCCCTGCTGATAGTCTATTGACATTAGCACAGTCACCAACACTCATGCAGTTATTAGCTATAGCAGTATATCCTGTAAGATAGTGACATATTAAGTCATTCCATTCAGGACTACTAAGGTCATAACCTGCTTCATATCTCATGACTAACACATTGTGAGAACAATTCTTATCACAAGAGTTGTCCTCAGTGTTCATAAGCTCATCTAGTCTGATAAAGAACTTATCAGCAATATCATCATAAGTAAACAAGCTTTTATCTAGAGGAACGATATTGACACCTCTAGAGCTGTACTGTCTTAGTTCCACTGTAACTGTATCTTGATTAATTGCTTTCCAATATGGATGTACTTGAATACAAGTATAGCTACAGAGGGGTCTATTTAAGTCTATTGTATGGACTCTACAGCACTGCTCAATAGTTCCTCCTGCAACATCCCAACAAGTAATGTTACTTAGAAACCTAACAAAGTTACCCCAAATAGTGTCAAACTCAGATTGAGTAACCTGACTCATACAAGCACATCTGCTTTTAATGGTATCTAGTAACATAACTCACCTCTTAGGCTTTT